GTGGGCGACGAAAGCAGAAGAGTTCGCCAAGAGCAGGCCGCAGAGCCAGTCATACACACCACGCAACAACAAGCCACTCATCTTTGATGAAGCCTACTACGGAGACGGGAGTTTCTGATGAACGATGTAGTAAAGATTTTTAGGGAGACGGGGGTCCGAAAGGTGACGCTGACCTGTCCGAAGCACGGTCAGTACACGGTCGAGCAGGCGATCGTAGGCGGAAAGGTTGCTCATACGCCTGAATGTCCGATGTGCGCTGAGGAGCGTTGGAACTCCCCTGAAGAAAAGGCCGAGCGTGAGCGCTTCAAGGCAGAAGCTGAGGCACTCGAGAAAAAGCGTGCAGAGGAGGCTGCGAAGGCTGCTCACGACACCGCTGTGCGACGCGCACGCATCCCCGACGAGTTCGTGAGCAAGACGCTCAAGGGCTTCCGTGAGACGAATGCGCAGCTCTGTGAGGCGCTTCGTCAGGCGCGGCTCTACGTCGACAACTTCGAGAAGATCGCTCCCAAGGGCGTGGGCTTCTGCCTCTACGGCCAGTGCGGTACCGGCAAGACGATGTTGGCATGCGCGATCTTGCAGGAGCTTCTCGGCAAGGTGCAGGGGCTCTACGTGCCAATGTGGGACGTTCTTCGTGCCATTCGTAAGGCAGACGCCTTCAAGGCCGACACGGCAGACTATGACGCCCTCGTCAAGGCACCGCTCCTCGTCATCGACGAAATCGGCGTGCAGAACGGATCGTCCTTTGAAGAGTCTCAGTTGATGTCTCTACTGGACGTGCGCTACTCGCGGCACCTTCCGACCATCTACGTCACAAATCTTCTGCCGGACGTGAAGCCCGACACGAAGGAAATCAATCCCAACACGCTCAAGGCGAAGTTGGGTGAACGAATTTTTAACCGCATTTATGGTTCGAGCGTATTTCTCTACTTCAAGGGAGAAAGCCAGCGCAAGCGAATCATGAGCATCGAGGAGGTGATCTGATGATTCTTGACGAATTTACAGGACGCAACTGCACGTTTTCGGCTCGATTGCGGCCATTTGTTACCTGCTTAAGGACGTTTTCCAATGAAATATTTTGAGATCCAGGGCTTTAAAAGCTACTTCGTTCGAGAGGATGGACAGGTCTTCTCTCGCGGTCAGTCGTGGACCTTCGGCAATTCTCGAACGTCTTGCAAACCCGTGCCACTCAAGCTCTCCAAGTACGGCAAATACTCTCTTCGACGCTGTGCGCAGCCGATTGCTCTGTCGCCGGAAGAGGTGTGGGAGAGGAAGGGTGCTGAACTACAAATAACGCTTGAGGGGGCGAAATGAGGCGGAAGCATCTGCGCGTATCGGTCCCGTGGCCGTCAATTGTCCTTTCTCCCAATGCTCGCGTTCATTGGGCTAAAAAAAGGACAGAGGTCCAGAAAGCAAGGAACTACGCCTACTGGGAGACTTGCTCCCGCGCCCACGGTGAGCGCGCTGTTCCCTTGAGGCGCATCGAGTACAAGTGCTCTTTCTATCCGCCGACACGTCGCCAACGCGATGAGGACAATCTCATTGCCTCACTCAAGCCGACGCTTGACGGCATTGCTGATGCACTGCGGGTAAACGACAGCACGTTCCACCTGCTTGAGCCGCACGTCGGTGAGCCGGATCGCCCTCACGGGCATGTAGACATTGATCTCTACTGGACCGAAGAACATTGACAGGAGGTGAGGGCATGGAGACGGACGATATTGAGCGGTGCTCTGTCGGCTCCTTGGTGCAGACGCCGACGGGGCGCATCGGCGTGATCTCTGCATGGACATACGGCAAGCGTGGGGACCTGCCTCGCTGCTTGGTGCGGTATCTGGACTCTCGTGATCGCAGAGAGTGCGCCCGCCTCTGTCCTCGCTACTTGACCGTGCTGATAAAAGGTGCGGTGTTCGTGAAGGCCGCAGAGTCCTGGATGAAAGAATGAAAGACGTAAACGAAGACACTCCCCTTACCTTGCGTGAGCAGAAGTTTGTTCGCGCATATCTCGAATCTGGCAATCAGACTCAAGCCGCCATTGCCGCCGGCTACGCGCCGTCTGGTGCGAATCGTGTTGCATACGACAAGATGCGCAAGCCGAATGTCAAGAAAGCAATCAATGCCGCAATGCCTGAAATTCTTGAAGCGCTTGGCCTCAACAAGGCGTGGGCGTTGCGCAAGATGAAAGCTATCGTAGACGCCTGCTCTCAGCTGACGCCGGTAATGGACTCGTCCAGTGGTCGACAGAAGGTCGATCCTGACGGAAAGCCGGTTTACCGCATGGTCGATGCAGCCACTGCCCGCAATGCGGCCGCAGATATTGCCAAGTGGGTAGGCCTCGAGCAGGGGGAAGAGAAGGCAGACACTGCCGGCGGCGTCCTTCTGGTCGATCAGGTACCGTCCGAAGATGAGTGGAGCAAGAAGCATGGCCGCTCCTAATGTCGTCTGGCAGCCGCTTCCCGGCTCTCAGCGCACCTTTCTTTCCTGCCCTTACTACGAGGTCCTGCTTGAGGGCAATCGCGGCGGCGGCAAGACCGACGCTCTGCTCATGTGCTTTGCGCAGATGGTCGGCAGAGGCTTCGGGCGCGAGTGGCGCGGCGTCATTTTCCGACAGACTTACCCTGAGCTTGGCGACATCATCAACAAGTCGCAGAAGTGGTTTACGCAGATATTCCCCGGTGCAAAGTACAACGTCTCTGCTCACAAGTGGACCTTCGAGACTGGTGAGGAGCTGCTGTTTCGCTTCGGCAAAGAAGAGGCGGACTACTGGTCCTATCACGGGCATGCTTATCCGTTCCTTGGTTTCGAAGAGTTGACCAACTGGAAGGACTTCAGCTTTTATGAAGCAATGCTGTCGACTTGCCGCTCCTCTGATCCGCGTGTTCCTCGATGGGTTCGAGCCACAACAAACCCATTCGGCAAGGGCCACAGCTGGGTTAAGGAGCGCTTTCAGATTGGTACCGTGCCGCCTTGCACTCCGATGGGCGACGGCCGCAAGAAGCGCCTCTACGTGCATTCCTCGCTGATGGAAAACACGATCTTGACGACAGCGGACCCGGACTATGTGACGACTCTGCGGAACCTCAAGGAACCTGCTCGACGCGCCGCTTGGCTCGATGGATCGTGGGACATTTCTGTCGGTACGTATCTCGAAAAGGTGTGGGATGCGTCGTCCTGCGTTGTCGATCCATTCCCCATCCCTGCACACTGGAAGGTATGGAAAGCGATGGACTGGGGCTACAGCAAGCCCTATGCGGTCCTATGGCTGGCGCTCTCGGAGGAGGGCGTCTTCTTTGTCTGGCGCGAACTCTACGGCATTGACGCCGACCAGCCGAACGTGGGCTCTAAGGAAAACGCTCTGGACGTGGCGGCAAAGATCAAGCGCGTTCAACAGCACGATGAGCGCTACGGCTATGAGTACCACATGGATCTGGCTGACCCTGCAATCTTTTCGAAGATCGGCGCGTCTCAATCCATCGGGCAAATCTTTCGCGGCGCTGGCGTTCGTTGGCAGCCGGCATGGAACGGCCCCGGCTCTCGCGTGAACGGCGCTCAGATGATCGTGTCTTTACTGGCTGAGGGCCGACTCAAGTTCTTCAAGACGTGCACCAACTGCATTCGCACAATCCCTCAGCTCCCGCCTTCTGACTTCAACCCTGAGGACGTGGATACGGACGCTGAAGACCATTGCTGGGACAGCCTAAGGTATGGGGTTATGCGCCGCCGACGCAATCCGAACAAGGACGATACGGAGTCCTTTACGCCTGAGTCTAAAGCTGAGGTGCGAGACGGCTCAATCACGTTCGATCCTGATGACTTCTGATGTCCTTTTCTTCCATTTCGGCAGGCCTTTTCGATAGGCTCGATCCGTTATAGATGAGAGGTTCTATGTTTGAAAACCTTTTGATGAACAACCCGGATATGGACATTGAGCAGACGGAGACTACTGTCGTCGTCGCTCAGGAAATCCGAGAAGCGCCGCAGGAGCCGGACAAGCTGGCGAAGGAATGGTCTCGTCGCATCGAGGCCGCCCGAAAGCATTGGAGCCGGTTCTACAAGCGTTGTGAGCACAATCGCGCTCTCGTGAACGGCTTTGACTGGTCGGCTGACGGTGACTCTGAGGCCGTCATTCCGCTTCGTGCAAACCTCATCGGTGCGGCTATCGACTCCGTGCTCCCCAGTCTCTACGCTCGCAATCCCGAGATGAGCGTCGTTCCTGTCCGCAAGTCCAAGGAAGAGGCAAAACGACTGGAGACGTTTACCGATACGCTCGGTACAGTGCTCAATACGTACCTTGAGCGCGGCCGCCTCAAGAAGCGTGCCAAGGCCGCAGTCCGTGCCGCTCTGACGTGCTCCTACGGCATTCTGAAGGTTGTCTATCAGCGCAGTCTCGAAGATGATCCCATCATCCTGGGGCGCCTTCAGGACGCCCAGGACAATCTTGCGCGCATCGACGGCTTGCTCTCTCGCATTGCCGACGGTGATGAGCAGGCCGACCGGCTCGAGGTCCTGCGCAAGCAGCTTGAGCAAACCGTGAAGGGCCTCGAGGCTGATGCTGAGGCGCGTCGTGTTGACGGCCTTGTGATTGATCGCGTGCTGACTGATCAGCTCATCATTGATCCGACAATCGCAGAGTTCGACGACTACGCGCAGGCCGACTGGATGTGTCAGGTCGTCCCTATGCGCCGGCAGACGGTCGAAGAGACGTACAAGATCAAAGTCAAGGCTACGGCAACTATCTACGAGTCGTCCCTGCAGAAGGCTATCTGTGCCGCCTCTGAGCGCAAGACGCTTCAGAAGACTGGAGCTGATGAGACTGACGATGACGATCAGGTAGCCGTACTCGAGATTTGGGATCGAGTCTCCCAGCGCGTGTACACGATGGTTGAGGGCTGTGACTACTTCATTCGTGAGCCGTATTCTCCTGAGAAGGTCGGTGCTCGTTGGTATCCGTATTTCCTGCTTTCCTACAAGGCGACGGACGGCCGCTTTGTGTCTGAGTCCCTTGTCGACCTGATGGAGAAACTGCAGGCTGAACACAACGAGACGCGAGAGACTTTCGTCGCTCATCGCAAGCTGTGCAAGCCTGGCTATGTCGCTTCTGCTGATGTCGACCAGAGGTCCATCGAGCGCTTTACGGACTCCGTGCTTGGCGAGGTTACCGTTCTTCGCAACTCCGACGGACAGGACGTGCGCAATCTGATCACGGCAAAGCAGTTCCCGCCGATTGATCCGCAGGTCTACGACACGTCGCTCATTCGTCAGGACATTGAGCAATGCACGGGCCTTCAGGACGCTATGCGCTCCACCGTCGTGCAGGCCAAGACTGCGACTGAAGCGCAAATCATGCAACAGGGCCTCAGCGGCCGTGTAGCCTCTTTCCGTGATGACGTTGAAGACTGGCTGCAGGAGATTGCTCAATATTCGGCTCAGGTGCTCTTGCGAGAACTCGAGGAGGTCGATGTCGCCCGCATCATGGGTGATCCGGTAACGCAGGTTGATCCGCTCTCTGGCGTCCCGTTCGTCGTGGATCGTCCGTATGAGTGGCCGATGGGCCTGAGTGCCGAGCAGGTCAATCGCCTAATCCGCATCAAGATCACTGCAGGCTCTACCGGTGCTCCCGACAAGCTTTCTCAGCAGGAGAACTGGCAAAAGATTCTGCCGACGCTTCAAGGCCTTGTTCAGGTGCTTTATCAGCTCAAGCCGCAGGGCCTCGACACGACGCCGATTGAGACGCTTCTGCGCGAAACGGTCAAGCGCTTTGATGATCGCATCGACGCTGATCAGCTCATTCCGCAAATCAATGCTCAGGTGATGCAACAGCAGGCCGCAATGGCTCAGGCCGCACAGGGGCAGCCTGCCGCAGCTCCTGAGCCTACGGAAGGTCGGCCGCCGCAGGATCCGGATGCTCAAGAGGCAATCCGTCAACTTGTACAACCGCTCAACCAGTGAGGTGATATATGAGCAACGAAGAGAACAACATCGTCGAACAGCCGGACCAGGTCGAACAGCCTGATGCCGCTCCTGCGGTTGAAGAACCTGCTCAGGTCGAGCCGCAGACGCCTGAACCCGCTCAGCAGGACGATGCGCCGGCTGAAAAGGTTGATCCTGTTGAGCAGGCAATGAAGGATCTTGGCATTGAGACTGAGGACCGCAAGCCTGAAGAAAAGCCTGCCGGTGATGAGCCGCAGACTCAGGCTGAGCAGAAGGAGCAGACGCCTGAGGCAAAGCCCGCCGAGGCCGCAGAGGACGACGGCAAGTCGAAGTCTGATGATGATCTTGAGGCCGAGATGGTGCGCGGCATTCGCTCTGAGCGTGGCAGGGATCGCGTCCGCAAGATGCTTGCCGAACGCAAGGAAGCTCGTACTCAGCTTCAGTCCGTACAGCGCTACATTGCCGATGCAGGGCTTGATGCCGAAGGTTTTGCGAACCTCATGAGTATCGCCAAGCTTGTCAGCTCCAATGATCCGGCTCAGCGCAAAGCAGGGCTTCAGGCGCTCGATGACGTGCGTACTGAGCTTTACAAGCAGGCTGGCATTGAAGCGCCGGGCGTGGACCTTCTCACCGATCACGCTGATCTCAAGCAGAAGGTTGCCGACATGGAGCTTACCCGCGAAGATGCTCTCGCCATTCTTCGCGGCCGTCAAGCCGAGGCCCGTCAGGTCGAAGAGGTGCGCATGCGTCAGGAGATTTCTGCCAAGCAGCAGGAGCTTCAGTCCTTCGGCACGAAGGCAATGCAGGCATTTTCTGAACGCGCAAACGACGCCAACTTCAGCGAGAAGGTTGAGGCTATCCAGAAGTATTTTTCTGTGCCTGGACGACTTGAGCAGTTTGTGAAGACGCATCAGCCTGCTCAGTGGGAGAGTGCGCTCCTCTGGATGTATGACAATGTTCATCCTGCCGCTCCCGCCGCCGCTCCCGCTCGTCAGACCGCTACGCCTATCACGACGCAACGCGCCCGCTCCACCGGCGCACGAGTGCCGTCCAATCTCAAAGCGAACGCTGAGGGCATTTCCGCTCTCATCGACGCGATGGGCCTCTGATGTCCTTTTCTTCCCTACCTCTTGCATTTTTTGCTTGACTGTGCAGTGCCGCTCGTGGTGAGCGGTTCTGCACAAACGCAGTACGGCGGGGGTCGCGTCCCGCAGCGCCAGTGATCAAAAGCAAGTCGCAGTAAGCCGGGTGTCGCGCACGGCGCTCAAGATCGCAAACAGACTGACATGCGGCGTAGTCAGAGTGTGGATCGTTTCTCTCTAAAGGAAAAAGCAATGGCTATTTCTTCTGAAGACCTGACCCGCCTCGGCAAGTCGAGTCTTGATCTCTATCTTCGCAATGAGCCGGTCGACCAGATCGCTCAGGAACGTCCGCTGCTTGAAATGCTCCTGAAGGGCAAGAAGCCTTTTGGTGGCGCCAAGCAGAACGTCGTTGAACAAATCCGCAAGGACTACGGTTCCAACTTCGCTTGGGCTTACGGTGAAGCCAAGGTGAACTTCCAGAAGCGCGATACGCTCGAGCAGGCCCAGTTCCCGTGGCGTCGTTGCGTGGACTCCGTGTACATCTCTTATGACGAACTCTTCTCCAACGGCATTAATGTCCGTGAAGGCGAAAAGGGTGCCTATCGTCTCGAGACGTCCGAAAAGGTCCAGTTGACCAACCTCCTCAATGAAACCAATCACGTGCTCCTTGAAGGCTTCCTGAAGTCTCTCGACAAGGAAATGCACCGTGATGGCACGGCTTCTGCCGATGCTCTTGTCGGCCTTGACGCTCTTATCGCTCTCGATCCGACCAAGGGCACGCTTGGCGGCATCGACCGTGCTAAGGCCGCCTACTGGCGCAACTACGCCGACAAGACGCTTGCCGCTGCTGACATGCTCGGCAAGATGGAAAAGGCATGGCGCTCCTGCTTCATGCATGGCGGTTCGCCTGACTACATCCTTGCCGGTGCTGACTTCATCGACGCTTACGCCAAGGCTGTGCCGGTTACGCGCAACGCTGACTCCGGCCGTCCCGTCAAGCTCGATGGCGGCATTGGCGAAGGTACGCGCACCGGCCTCTTCTTCAAGGGCAAGGAAATCGTTTGGGACCCGACGTTCGAGGACCTCGACGCGGCGGCCGGCTCCGCGGTGGCTGGCACTCCCAGTTGGTCCAAGCGCTGCTACTTCATGAACAGCAAGCACATCACGTGGCGTGATGACGGCTACGACATTGTGACGCCGGTCCGTCCGCATGACACGCTGTGCCTCTACATGATGGTCAACATGCGCGCCGCTATCTCGATCAATCGACCGAACAGCTGTGCGGTCCTGGCTCTTGCCTAACTGACTTTCTTCGCGGGCGCGTCGCGGTTCTGTGAGTTCTCTTACGTGACGTAGCCCGCACCAACTTTTCCAGAGGAAGAATCATGAAGGTTCAGACTTTTGAATACTGCGTTGCTCGAGACTCGTCCACGCAGATTTTTGTTTCCTGCCCGCCCTATGAGGCCGCCGTTATGTCGGTCCTTTTCGGCAAGACGAATGTCGTGAAGGGTGATGAAGTCGCCGTCATCGACGTTGAACCGGAAGCTGAAGCCGCTCGCCTTGCCAACAAGTTTGGTCTCGGCGTTCTCGAGCATGTCTACGGTGCCGCCTTTGAAACGACGCTTGAGTCTGCCATTGAAGCTTGCGCCGCCAAGGTCTCCAAGCCGAAGACTGTGAAGAAGACGGTGCAGACTGAGACTGTTGACGCTGAATAAAAAGGAGGCGGCTTATGGCACAGCCTCAAAAGTATGAGCGGAGTCACGACTTCGCTCACGATGAGCCGTCAAACATTGAAGTGAGCGCTCTCAACTCGGAGTTTGACGGCGTTTCTGTATCCATCGAAGGCATCCGCGAAAACCTCGCACTCATCCAGAACGACGACGGAAGCCTTGTGCACGGCATTGTCAAGCTTGAGACGCTTGGTGCTGACGTGGTGAAGGCTTTCAGCGGTGTGGCTACTGATGCCACTGCGGCCGCCGTCTCTGCGGCTTCACGAGCTGAAGAAGCGGCTGGTAGCGCTGTCCGTGCTTCGAATGCGGCGGCTACTTCTGAGGCGACTGTCAAGCGCCTTGAGGAGTCAACGCGCATTAATGCCGAGGCGACTGCGGCGACGACTGCAAAGTTTGTTGAGCAGGTCAAAACTGCCGCGCCAATCATGGACAACATTGAGCACGTCATTACCGTCTCGGGGAATATCTCGGACGTTAAGAATGTGTCCAATGGTCTGATTGACATTAAGACTGTTGCGGGCGATTTGACAGGCGGCAAGTGTACGCCTGCAAAATTCTCTGCCGGTCGTCTGACGGATGAGCCTGCGCAGGACTGCACTGCCGAGGGCGGCAACATCAAGACTGTGGCGGACCACATCGTTGCGGTTGACAAGGTGGCGGGCGCTGTCGATGACGGCACGCTGGAGAAGGCCGCAAACTCTGTGGGGGCAAGCGCAGAGAATGCTCGTCGTGCGGAGGCCGCGCAGGCAGGAGCAGAGTCTGCCAACGCGTCCGCGCAGTCGGCGAAGACCAGTGCGGCGGGCTCTGCGACATCCGCGGGTTCGAGCGCCGCGCTAGCAAAGAAGTGGGCTACGCAGATGGGCACGCCCGTCGAAGGCGACCTCTACAGCTCCAAGCACTACGCTGAGATCGCGTCTGGTGCGGCGGGATCGTCGTCTGAAACGCTTGAGGCGGTAAAGCTAGCGGGGCAGGCTGCTCTTGCATCCATTACGCAGGAGGGCGGCACGCAGGTCGTCGCCGTCACGGCTGAAGGCCAGAAGCAGGTCAAGGCTGTGGAGACTGCTGGCTCTACGCAAGTCGGTGCCGTCAACGCAGCAGGTGCGGCTCAGGTCAAGGCGGTCGAGACGGCAGGCTCCGCCCAGACGGCCAACGCAAAGGCGCAGGCTGATGCCGCAGCCAAGTCGGCTACCGTCGCATCGAGTGCACAGAAAGCGGCAGAGACTGCGAAGGCGGGAGCCGATACGGCCAAGAGCGGTGCGGAGTCAGCAAAGACTGCGGCCGTGACGGCGCAGGGCAAGGCCGAGACTGCGGCAACCACGGCGACGAACAAGGCGACGGAGGCAGGCACCAAGGCGAGCGAAGCGGCGAAGTCCGCGCAGGCGGCAGCAGAGTCTGCAAAGACGGCAGCCTACGCCATGCGCCTGACGTCCGTCAACATGAGCGCGAGCGGTACTGCTGCAATCTCCTCGCTCACGCCAAAGACGAACATCAAGGTGGGCGACACGGTGATCGATCCCGATGGCGAGGTCTTCTCGATCACGTCGATCTCGGGAACCACCTTTACGGTTGGCGCGAAGCTCGCGAGCATCAAGGGGGCGAAGGGCGATCAAGGTGACGCCGGCCCCAAGGGTGAGACGGGCGCGCCGCTTTCTATCAAGGGGAGCTTCCCGACGCTCGACGAGCTTCAGGAGCAGCACCCCGCTGGTCAGCTCGGCGACGCCTACATGGTCGGCACGCACCTCTACTCGTGGAACGGTTCGGCATGGCAGGACGTTGGCGACATCAAGGGGCCGAAGGGGGACCCGGGCACCCCAGGTACGCCTGGGGCTCCAGGCGCCGACGGCAAGGACGGTGCGGCTGGTGCATCGGCGAGCATCACGGGCGCTACCGCCACGGTTGACGCCAATGTCGGTACGCCTTCTGTACTGGTCACCTCTGGCGGCACGGCGCTTGCAAGAACGTTTACTTTTGCGTTCAAGAACTTGAAGGGGCACAAGGGAGACAAGGGCGATCCAGGAGCCAACGGAGCTGATGGCGCCAACGCCACTATCACTGGTGCAACGGCTACGGTTGACGCCACAACGGGCACGCCTAAGGTGACTGTGACGGCGGGCGGCACGGCTCAGGCAAGGACATTCGCCTTCGCTTTCACGGGTCTAAAGGGCGCGACGGGCCCCGCAGGTACAACGACGTGGGCGGGCATCACTGGCAAGCCGTCCTATTTCAAAGCATCAGGCATTTCTATGGGGAGGTTGCCGTAATGGCTTACTCAGCATTTGGGATCAACTACGACACGGCGGCGAAGATCTCTGCCTATGGCGGGGATGCCGAGACGCCCGCCCAGCCGATCTGGGCGGAAGACACACATCAGCTGTGGATCGTTCACGGCACGGGCGGAAAGTATCGCGTGGCGATGGCATCTGAGCTCGCAAGCTACCTGACGACGGCCAATGCCGCGGGGACGTACTTGGCCAAGGCGGATGCGGCGAAGACCTACCTTGGCATCAACGCCAAGGCAACGAGTGCGGCCAAGGCCGACTCTGCCACCACGGCGAACTCGGCGAACTCGGCGAATGCGGTGCCTTGGACCGGTGTCAGCGGGAAACCTCAGCTCATCCCCGGCACTGGTGACGCGGGAACGATCACGACGACTGAGACCGTCGTCGCGGCAACCACCGTGTCAGACACATCGGCGCGCTCGATGAGCCTTGCAAGTGGCGGCAAGCTCACGGTCAATAACGGCTCCGGCAACAAGGCATGGATCACCGTCGTGGCGTTGGCGGGGTCCGCAACGATCACTCTTGGCAGCTCTTGGTCGTGGAGCGGTTCTGCTCCGACGCTTGCCAAGGGGCTTGTGACGCTTGCATGGTATGGGACTTTTGGCGTCGCCACTTTTACCAAGTTTGGGAGCTAACCGATGATTAAGACATGGACGTACAACGGCGTTGCCTACCAGTCTGAATGGCAGGTGCGTCAGGAAGTTTTCAACAAGGACCATGTGTCCTTTGGCGAAGCGCCAGAAGAAGGCAAGATCGAGTTCTGGGCGCAGTTCGGCGTGACCTACTCTGAAAGAGAGCTGACGCCAGAAGAGCAGGAGGCGCAGGATCTCGCCATTGCCAAGCGCGAACGTGCAGCCAAGGTTGCAGCGATCAAGGTGGAAGTCGACGGCATGACCTTCGACGGCGATGAGTCCGCGCAGTCTCGTATGGCGCGAGCGATCACGGCGGCGGAGACGGCAGGACTTGAGTCGACTGTCTGGGTGCTCGCAGACAACACGGTTGCAACTGTCACGAAAGCTCAGCTCCAGCAGGCGCTCTCCAAGTCGATGCTCGCCATGGCGGAACTTTGGACTGCTCCATATTCGGAGGCTAAGGTATGAGACATCCTGACGGAGTCCAGATTGCCGTGGCGCTCGATCAACTGGTCAACACACTACTTGGTGGGTGGGCTGACGAGACGCTGAGCGCAAGGGCTTGGCGTCACAAGCTCGATGGGTCGAGGTCATGGCCTGCGTGGATCATCGACCACTTGTTCTTTTGGCAGGATAACCATTGTCGTACTGCGTGGGAGAGCGAGCTGAGCCGCGCTCACCTGCCGCCGTCTTTGAGAGGAGGGAAGGGATGCTGAATAAAGAATTGCTTATGGGGGCTAAGCAAGGTCAGAGAAAGGTGCAACTTACTATTGGGGTCTTTACTTTGCCTACCGGACAGGTTTACGGTTACAACCGCGCGGATAATGTGGGTTCACTAGACGCACTACCATGGTGGAGCTCGGAGGTAGAGGCTATGAATTTCCTAGCGTATTATCATATGTTTAAAAAAACAGGTTTCAAAGCGCCTAATGGAGTTACAGTCTTTGTTGAAGGCTATCCGCAATCCATTTCCAGTGATAGCTGGCTGAATGGTGATCCCTATTCTATGGGTGGCGAGATCGGCGGCATCCGTTATCTAACCTTCGACCCCCCCCCTACCGGATATCTATAAGAAAGTCAAGCAGGTATTTACCCGCTCTCGAAAGGAGGGCGTGGTAAATGCTGGGGAAGGGAATGCTTATCGTGTCGGATACACAAGAAAAGGTAAATATCATCAACGACACGAATTACACTGCACGGGTGGCCCACGCTGGAAATTTTCTCTCGACTATACCAGCAGGCAAGAAAGGGGAGGTCAGTGTACCTATAGGGGTTGTGGTATCTCTATCTTTCCCCGATTGGGATGGAGGCTTACCAGAGCCTGTCATCTCGGACACATCGAAAAATATATTACTCATTGGCTCTACAGATTTCCAAGTAAAGCACCCAATGGCGGGCTCATACGTAGAGATCGATGCAATTTGGGGGTAACTTCACAACTGGAGGTGCCCTATGCTGCATAAGGCCCTCCTTTCTTCTCCGAAAGAATTCCGCGTTTCCATCGGAACTCAGACGTACTGCACTGTCAGTGTGAACAAGTCAAGCGCAATGCCTGGTGATCTAGTCACGGTTACCGTGCGATCAAACACTGGCTACGGCAACGTAAAGGTAGGCGTTTCTCCGAGCGTTGAAGTGACGAAGGTCAATGAGACCACGTTCACGTTTGTCATGCCTTTCACTGACGTTGTCGTGAGTGCTTCTGCCAGTGCGCTGGACTTCCGCATCAACGTGTCGAAGACTGGCCAAGGCACTGTCACGGTCAAGTCACTGGCGAAGTACGGTGAGACGGTGACGGTTACCGTTTCGGCCGGAGCGAATTATGAGTTGGATAGTATCTCCGCCAGTGGGGTTACGCTGTCGGGGAGCGGGAATACTAGAACCTTTGTGATGCCCGCGAATGATGTGACGATCAATGTCCAATTTGCGGAAATTGAATATTGGATAACCATCGGATATAAGGAGGTGCTAGGGACTCCGACCAATGATTGGTATTATGGTTGGAGTGATGGGTGGGATACACCCGTAAGTATTGGAAGCATAAATAGAGTTCCGTATTTCAATAACAACAGAAGTAATTATTTGAGAGGTGTATATGCAAAATACTCAGTTGTGACTGACGGCCCTACTGGTAGTTACTATTTTGCAGGGGTTATAGAAAGTAACAATAAGTTTAATGTTACAGGCACTGTGTATTTCAATGACGGATCTACATGGACGTTCAATCGATACAACGATACCGGTAGCCTCGGTAGAGGAACATATAATAAATTCAAGCAAAATAACGGCACAAGAGCCAAAATAGTCTTTGATCAAACACCTTCGGGCTATCTCTGACGTCTCACGAAACCGCCCCGCCGGCCTTTCGGTCGGCGGGGCTTTTTCTATGAGCTCGCCACCGTTGGGTCGGTGTCAATCAACGGTGCTTGACTTGTCTTTTCTTCCACAAGACTGACGCTCTTTGATTGACTTACCTCTACTTAGGAGTAAGTCAATGGCTCAGGCTATCAAGTACAAGCGAAAGAAAAACTTCGCTGAAAACAATCCTTCACAGACTGACCTTGCTTCGATCAACGCGGAGCTTGATAGTGTAGGTCGGTCGATTAATACGACTATCGACAATGTATCCAAGGTGGTGCTGGATGACGGCTCCATAGCTACTGGCATTATCGGCGTCGATCAAATTACCGATGAAGCGCGTGAGTTCCTGCGCGCCCAAAAGGGGGATCAGGGTGAACGCGGTGAGCGTGGCCCTGAAGGTCCGCAAGGCGTTGAGGGCCAGCGCGGCCCTGTCGGCGCAAGCTATGACGCAGACGCTGTCGGCTTGGCCTCTGAGCGTGCTCTCTACAACTCTCAGCAGAAGGGCTTTAGCTTCCTTGCTATGGACCTTGGCAAGCTCTACTGGAAGCTGTCTGACGGCAAGGACGACTGGTCTGAAGGTGTCACTTACGGCATGGGTCCTGAGGGTCCGCGGGGGCCGCAGGGCCTTCGGGGTGATCCGGGCAAGGTAGGTCTGCAAGGTCCTAAGGGTGATCCGGGTCCGCAGGGTGCGCCGGGCATTGACGGCAAGGACGGACTTGTCGCAGAGATTGATACCGCCTGGAAGACGGTGAGCATCATCGGCAAGCGTTCGATTGCCATTCGCCTGCGCGAGTCTGGCGGCAAGCTCACGCTTGAGCTGAATGCGGAGGTCTGATATGTCGAACTCGCTTAGCTGGCGTGAGAAGACGCTCGGTGAAATGATGACTGAGCTGAAGGCTCGTCTTGGTTTCGTCACTCAGGGCGCAGGTTCCAAGCTCGTTGATCCCATCTTGAAGTCATTCCTTCAGGAGGGGCAGCACTACGTGTTCGATCAGCTTGATGCGCCTCTCGCTGTCAAGCGCACGACTATCACGCTGTCGCCCGGCTCAAAGCTCTACGACTTTCACAACGACATTGAGGATCAGGATATTGATCCGTATCTGGTTGAATCGATTGATGTCTATGAGACTGACACGAGTGTCGTAAAGCTCGTGCAGGGCATTACGGAGGCTGATCGTTGTGACGACGTGAGCAGGGAATGCCCGCGCAAGTACGACACGCTTAACGGCCAGATTGAGCTTTGGCCGACCCCTGATCGTACTTATCCGATGGTGGTGCGCTATCGAGAAGGCCCTGCGCGTCTCGAGCAGGCCGGTGATCGTCCTTCGGTTCCGTCAAATCTCGTCTTTCTCTATGCGCTCGCTTCTGCGAAAGCGCATTACGGTCATGCTGATGCCCAGACTGCAGGGCAAATCTTTCAGCAGATGCTCCGTTCTGTGAAGAGCCGCAGGCATGAAAACCGTCGGTACTTCGCCGGCTCTACGGCTGTCGATGATGGCTTGTATGTCAAGCGCGTGGCCGATGGCTCTTACGTTCTTTGAGGTCCGTAATGCAGATTAACTTTGACAGGTTTGAACTGGGTATCGACCTTCGCAAGGATGCGGCTGTCTCTGACGCCAACCGTCTGCGCGAAATGAAGAACGCCTATGTGACGACAGGCTTGACAACTGCAAAGCGTCCTGGCTTTTCTAAGGTTTGCACGCTTGAGCCGGGTACTTCAGGTCTGTGCGCCGCTCTCGGCAAGCTCCACACGTTCTATGGCAAGGGTACCGTTGCTCACGAGAACAAGCTCTTTGAAGCGCATAAGGTTGCGCCGACAGATGGCGAGAAAGACGTCAAGGACTTGTGGTATGCAGACGTATTCAACAACTTCATGTATGTGGCTGTTGAGTACACGGATGGCACGGTGCGTCATCACTATCTCGACGGCTCTTCCGCGACTCAAATCACTGACGATAAGTGTCCGCACTCTAAGGCTTGCATGAAGCTGAAGAGCAAGCTCTTTGCCGTCGGCAAGGATGGCGATGTTGTGCGCTTCTGTGCCGCCGGTCGCCCGCGTGATTGGTCGGCTGCTGAGGATGCGGGCTTTCTTCCGACAGGCATGAATGCTCGAGGCGACAGAACTGCAACGGCGCTCGGTACGCAGCAGGGCTATCTGGCTGTGTTGACTCGTGACTCCTGCCAGTTGTGGAAAGTCGACCCTGATCCTAACGCAATGGGTCTCTATGACACGGTTGAGAACGTAGGGTCTACGTTCCCGAAGACGGTTGCGAATGTGTCTGGTGACTTGTACTTCTTGAGTGACTACGGCGTTCGCTCGGTGACGACTCAGGCCTACACGGAAAACTTGGTGGATGAGGACGTTGGTTCCCCGGTTGACTCGATGGTCAGACAGGCGATTGCGCAGGCTGAGACTGATGGTGTTGCACCGAAGAGTTTCTACTTCTATGGCACGGGCCAGTACATCCTCAGCTTTGGAAATCATCTTTTTGTCTACTCGATTTCGCGCACTGCGAAGATTTCCGCGTGGTCTCACTACTACCTCAACTTCAAGGTTGATGCTGTTGCTGAGCTTGGCAAAAAGCTGTACTTCCGTTCGGGCGATGACATTTATGTTTTCGATGAAGACATTCATACGGACGGCGGGATTCCCTTCGAGACGCTTATTGAGCTTCCGTACATGGACTTCAAGAAGCCTGGTCAGCTGAAGCAGGTGCTTGGCATTGATGCCGTGGTTCAGGGGTCGTGCTTCATCTCTGTCGGCTTCGACTCTCGTGATCCTGATGCATGGACACCTGAAGTGCTGATTACCGGGAACACTCGACCGGGCGGCACGATTCCTATCCCGTGCTGCGGCACTGAGATCAGCCTGCGCATTCGTAACTTCGACGACAAACCGTTCAAGCTCAATGCTCTGACGGTTTACTACAACCTGCTTGGGGTGCGCTGATGTACGGGTTCCACCTCATTGATAGATCGAATGTTGAGAACTTTGAGCTTGTTCGTGATCAGCTTGATCGCGTCCAGTCGGCCGCCAATGGTGAGTTCACGACTGAGGATTTGAAAACGTTGATTGAGCAGGGCCGTGCTTGGTCTGCATATTTCACGACAGATGCAGGCGCGGTCAAGCTTGTCTGCGTTTGGGAAATGGTCTTTTATCCGCGAAGGACCAAGATCAATCTGATCGCTATGGCGGGTAGCGGTTTTCGGGAGTGCTGTGAGCAGTGGTATGAGTTTGTGAAAAACATCTGGCGTTCGCAGGGGGCGACGTCTGTTACTTGCTACA